ACTGGCTACGTCTGCAACCTCCGCTCCTTTGTCGCCCACGGATAACCTATGACTACTTACCGCATCACCTCCTGCCTCGCCATCGGCGACTACGCCCAACTGCTGGCGACCGTATTTCCGACTTGGAACGGAGAACCCGTCACGGCGACCCAGTCCGAAATCACCGTCACCTTCGACACCCCGCAGACGCCCGTCGACCTCGGCCCCCTCGTCAAGGTGGAGACCCTTTCCGAATGAGCCAGCCTCCTACCCCTTACTCCCGCCAGTACAACTTCGCCGGCTGGTCGGTCAGCAACCCGACGACTCCGCATCAGGGCAACAAGCTGGACCAGGAATACAACGCCCTGCTGTCGTCGGTGAACACGACGATCAGCCGCCTGTCGGAGATCCAAGCGGACGACGGCTCCATTCGCCTCGACCCGGCTTCCGCCGCGGCCTTGGCCGCAGGGTCTTCGGTCGTGCTGGCATCGGCCGCCACCGCGGCTGTCACGGCCGCTGCGGCCGCCGCGGCTTCCGGTTCGCACACGCACACCATCTCCCAGGTATCCACGCTCCAGACGGCGCTGGACGCCAAGGCTTCGACGGCCTCATTGACCAGCGGGCTGGCCGGCAAGGCGAACACGGCGCACACCCACGCGCAGGCGGACATCACCGGCCTGACGGCCTCCTTCGCGGCCAAGGCTGACACCACCCATACGCACGCCCAGTCGGACGTCACCGGGCTGGCGGCGACGCTGGCCGCCAAGGTGGAGACCGCATCCCAGCAGGCCCCCAGGGCATGGGTTTCGTTCGACGGGACGACGACTCCGCCGACCATCAAGTCTTCTTACAACGTGGCGAGCGTCAGCCGTACGAACACCGGCGTCTACCTGATCACCTTCACGAACGCATTGTCTGACGCCAACTACTGCTGGACGGCCTCGGCCAGAGGCACGTCGACGTCTTACTACACGGCCTCCCAGAGCTCCGCAGGAAACACGCAGACGACCACGACCATGAACATCGTGACGGCCAGCACGACGGCCTTGGTGAATTGCTCCTTGGTCAACGTGACGGTGTTCCGCTGATGTCCGAGGAAACCGACGACATCCGCAGGCAGGTGGCGGCGGCGGAGCGTATGCTCCGTCTTAAGAAGGCTCGGGCTGACATGCTCGAGTTCACGAAGCTGACGATGCCCGACCCGGCTTCGCCGGACGACATCAACGCCTCCAAGTACGAACCCGCCAGGCATCACGAAGTGATCGCGGCGGCCTTGGAAGAAGTCGAGGCAGGTCGGATGCTCCGCCTCATCATCACGATGCCGCCCCGCCACGGGAAGTCCGAGCTGGCGTCGAAGCGCTTCCCCGCATGGTTCATCGGCAAAGACCCCTCGCGCGAGGTCATCCTCGCCACCTATAACGCCAACTTCGCGCAGGACTTCGGCCGCAAGGTCCGCGACATCATCGAGATGAAGGTCTTCGGCCAGATCTTCCCCGGCTCCACCCTGAAGAACAAGGCCAAGGCGGCCGACCGACTCGAGATGGACGAGAACGGTCTGGCCCACTTCGTCGGCACGGGCGGCTCCCTGACCGGCCGCGGCGCCGACTGCCTCATCATCGACGACGCCATCAAGAGCCGGGTGGACGCCAACTCCAAGTCCTTCCGCGACAAGCAATGGGAATGGTTCACGCAGGTGGCCATGACCCGACTGCTGCCGATGGGGCGGGTGGTCATCATCATGACCCGCTGGCATGAGGACGACCTGGTCGGCCGGCTGACCGACCCATCCAACCCCTGCTACAACCGAGACGAGGCGGCTTCGTGGAAGGTGCTGGCCCTGCCGGCCATCGCCGAGGACGACGATCCCATGAAGCGCAAGAAGGGCGAAGCCTTATGGCCTGAGCGCTACCCCTTGCCCGTGCTGGAAGCCCAGCGCCGGCTGGACCCGACCGGCTTCTCGGCCCTGTACCAAGGCAAGCCGACCCCTGACGACGGCGACTACTTCACCCGCGAGATGCTCGTCGGCTACCGCCCCGGCGAGATGCCCGACAACCTGCGGTGGTACGCGGCCTCCGACCACGCCGTGGCCACGACCCAAGAGGCCGACAAGACCTGCATGGGCTGCGTCGGGGTGGACGAGGACGGCGACGTCTGGATACCGCCCGACATCTTCTGGCGCCGGGCCCGCACCGACGTGGTCGTGGACGGCATGCTCGACCAGATGCAACGCCACAGCCCCGTCTGGTGGTGGGCCGAACGCGGCCATATCTCCAAGGCCATCGGCCCTTTCCTCCGCAAGCGTATGCAGGAACGGAATATCTATTGCGCCATCGACGAGGTCGTCCCCGCCAAGGACAAGCAGACCCGCGCCCAGGCCATCCGCGGCCGCATGGCCATGGGCAAGGTCCACTTCCCCAAGTTCGCCTCCTGGTGGGGTGACGCCGAGGCCGAGCTCCTCAAGTTCCCCGCCGCCCGCCATGACGACTTCGTCGACTGGCTGGCCCATATCGGCATGGGGCTGGCCAAGACCATCTCCGCCCAGCCAGAGACCATCAAGGACACCGGCCCCAAGACCGGCACGCTGGCTTGGATCAAGAAGTCCTCGCAGTCCCTGCTCGACCGAGAAAACAGGTTGAAATCCTTCTGGTCCTGAGAAAGATGCTCGCATAAATGGAAAACGACGAACCCATCGAAAGCTCCGCGCCTGAGCCGTTTGAGCAGGAGCCGGCCAAGTCCGGCATCATCCGCGAGCCCGATCCCGCCGCTCCGCAGTCCCGCAAGGCTTTCGTCCGCGAATGGCAGGACAAGGTGCTCCGTGCCAAACGCCATTGGGAGACCGCCCATACGAACATGAAGGAAGACATGGACTTCTTCATGGGCAACCAATGGCCGCACGGCAACGGAGACAAGTACGTCGCCAACCTCGTCCAGCGCCACGTCCAGCAGCGCGTCGCTTCGCTCTACGCGAAGAACCCGAAGGCCGTCGCCAAGCGTCGCCAGACCATCGACTTCGTGCTCTGGGACGAAGACCCAGGCTCGCTCCAGGCCGCGCAGACCGGCAATGAGATCTCCGTCCAGCAGACCGGCATGCCCAGCCAGTCATCCATGGCCATCATGCAGGACGTGGCCGAAGGCTTCGCTTTCCGCAACAAGGCCGACCGCGTGGCCAAGACCTTGGAGATCGTCTTCCACAAGGCCGTCGAAGACCAGAACCTCAAGCAGCAGATGAAGCAGATGGTCCGCCGCACCTGCGTGACCGGCGTCGGCTACCTCAAGGTCGGCTACCACCGCGTGATGGACAAGCGTCCCGAGGACGTCGAGAAGATCACCGATGTCACCGAGCAGCTCAAGGTGCTCGAGCGTCTGACGGCCGACAGGAAGGACGACAAGTTCGACGACAACCACGCCCGCGCCGAACAACTCCGCGGCCTGTTGCATGAGCTCTCCGAGAAGCAGGACATGGTCGTCGACGAGGGCCTGACCTTCGACTTCCCTCAGTCCCAGAACATCATCCTCGACACCCGCTGCCGTCAGCTCAAGGGCTTCATCGGCGCCGAGTGGGTCGCCCAGGAGTTCATCCTCACGCTGGACGAGGTGAAGGAAATCTACGGCATCGACCTTGGCTCCGCCTACACCCGTCAGGAACATCAGTTCGTCAGCGGCGAAGCCGCCAAGAGCGAAGCCGAGCTGTCCCGCGTCTGGGAGATCTACTCCAAGACCGACGGCATGAAGTACGTCGTCGCCGACGGCTATCCCGAGTTCCTCGTCGAACCCGGCTGCCCTGAGATCAAGCTGAAGCGCTTCTGGCCCTTCTTCGTCCTGACCTTCAACGAAGTCGAGAACGCCAAGGAGATCTATCCGCCCTCCGATGTCCGCCTGCTGACGCCCATCCAGCGGGAATACAACCTCGCCCGCCAGCGTCTGCGTGAACACCGCAACGCCAACCGCCCGCTTTACGTCACGCCGACCGGCGCCCTGTCCGAAGCCGACATCCGCAAGCTGACCGACCGCCAGGCCAATGAGGTCGTCCAGCTTCAGGCCATCCAGCCCGGCCAGTCCGTCGACCAGGTGCTCCAGCCGGTCAAGGCCATCCCCATCGACCCGGCCCTCTACGACACGTCCTTCCTGCTCGACGACCTCTACCGCGTGGTCGGCTCCCAAGAAGCCAACATGGGCGGCACGTCCGCCTCGACGGCCACCGAAGTCTCCGTCGCCGAGTCCAGTCGTATGTCCGCCCTCGGCTCGAACGTGGACGACCTCGACGAGTTCCTCACCGAGATGTCCCGTGCCGCCGGCCAGATCCTGCTGACCATGATGAACCCCGAGACGGCCACCAAGATCGCCGGCCGCGGCGCCGTCTGGCCGACCCTGTCCGCCCAAGAAATCTCCGACCAGCTGCTCCTTGAGATCGAGGCTGGCTCCACCGGCCGCCCGAACCGCGCTTCCGAGATCGCAGCCCTTGAGCGCCTGTTCCCCGTACTGTCTCAGGTTCCCGGCATCGACCCCTCCTGGCTGGCCAAGGTGGCCGTCCGCGCCTACGACAGCGGCGTGGACCTTACCGACGCCATCAAGGCGGCCCTGCCGTCCATCATGGCCATGAACGCCCAGAAGCAGGTCGGCACGGGCAACCCTGCCACCGACCCGAACGCCCAAGGCCCTCAAGGCATGAACAACGCACCCGCTCCGACCGGCGCCGCCGGCAACCCAGCGGGCGTCCAAGTCCCCAACGTGCCGGCCGCCAACCTGTACAACGAAGGCCCGCCCCCGCCTAACGTCGCTTAGACGTTGCTTTTTCCACCAACATGAACAACCTACCCATTGTGTCAGAGACGCTAAATCAGCCTGATTCGGCCACGTCAGCCGAATCCACGAACACCCTGCCGGTGGCAACGCCGGCGGTTGCGGAGGCTCCTGCGCCAGAGGCGCGCGTGGAGTCGGCTCCGAGTAATGACGCTAAACCTGCCGCGAGTTCGTCGAACGCGGGCGACAAGGACGCTAACAAGAAGGCCACCCTACTTGAGGTCGTGAAGAACGGCCTCAACACGGACAAGCCTGACTCGGATTCGTCCGCCGAGGGGGACAAGAGGGCATCCGCCGAAGGGAATGTCACCGATGGGAATGGCGATCAGGACGATAGCCAGGCTCAGAAGGACGACGCCCAGAAGGCCGCAGAGAAGCTGCCCTTCCACAACCATCCACGCTGGAAGGAAGTGAACGCGAAACTCAAGGAGGCCGAACCGGCCGCCGACCAGTATCGCAAGATCACCAACTTCATGGAGACCAACGGCCTTTCCCAACAGGAAATGGTCGACGGCTTCAAGATCATGGCGATGATGAAGCAGGAGCCCGCCGAAGCCTACAAGGCTTTGAAGGGCTACGTCGAACAACTCGCTCCGCTCGCTGGGGAAGTCCTCCCTGACGAACTGAAGCGCCGCGTCGACGATGGCTTCGACTCGCCCGAGACGGCCCAGGAACTCGCCCGCCTTCGTGCGAGGCAGGATTTCGAGGCCGTTCGACAGCAGGAGATGGCGCAACGACAGGAACAAGCGCAGGTCGCCGAAAGGCAACGTGCGATGGTCTCCGCCGTCGAAGCATGGGAGCAGGCCGAACAAGCGAAGGATCCCGACTGGTCCGCGAAATACGAGATGGTCCAAGACAGGGTCATGGCCCTGCTGCGTTCGGAACGCGCGAGCAATCCTTCGGAAGCAATTGAGATCGCACGTCGCGCTCTCTCCGATGTGAACGCCCGCCTGCGCCCGCTCGCCGGCAGAAGCACGCCCATCAAGTCACCGACCAGCTCTCTGTCGTCCGCTTCAACCCGCCCTGCCCCGCGCTCGCTCGACGATGTCGTGAGGTTGGGCCTCCTAAACTCCTAAGAACAAGAACACACCATGCCCTCCAGCGCATTCACCACCATCGAGTCGACCATCGCGTCCGCCCTCGACTTCCACGTCAAGTCCGACGCGTTCGCCCAGTCCATCCAGGAGAAGCCCCTTCTCAACGCTTTCACCAAGCGCCAGAAGACCTTCCCCGGCGGCAAGGGCGAAATCACGGTCCCCGTCGTCTTCAACTACTCGTCCGCCATCACCGGCTACGAAGGTTCTGACGCCGTCACCTACGTCAACCCCCAGAACACGAAGCGTGCTTCGTACAACTGGAAGGAAATCCACTCCGGCATCACGGTCACCTTCACCGAGCTCAAGCAGGACGGTCTCTCCGTCTCTGACAGCCTCTCGGGCGAGTCGATCTCGAAGCACTCCGGCCGCGACGCCACCGTCCTGACCAACATCCTCAAGGCCAAGCTCGACGACATGACCGAAGGCTGGTCCATCGGCATGAACTCCATGCTCTGGAAGGATGGCACCCAGGACGCCAAGCAGGTCGCCGGTCTGATGAGCCTCATCAAGCCTGCCTCCAGCACGGCCCTCGGCACCACCGGCGGCATCTCCCGCGTGACGAACGCCCTCTGGCGCAACCGTGCCAACACCTTCACCTACGCCTCCGGCTCGACCGCCATCATCGACGGTCTCCGCTCGGAAGTGCGCCAGCTGAAGCGTTACGGCGGCAAGCCCAACGTGATCGTCTGCGGCTCCGGCTTCCTCGAGAAGCTCGAGAAGGAGATCCACAGCAAGGGCCTGTTCACCCAGGGTGGCTTCACCAAGGGTACGGACATCGCCATGGGCGCCCCGTCCATCCTCGGCATCGGCGAGTTCGTGTACGACCCGACCCTCGACGGTCTGGCCAAGCACGACGGCACGGGCAACCAGAGCAACTTCGCCTACATCCTCGATACTGACGCTATCCAGCTGATGGTCATGGAAGGCGAAGACAAGAAGCTCCACAACCCGGCCCGCCCCGAGGACAAGTACGCCATCTACAAGGCGATGACCTGGACCGGCGGCCTCGTTGCCAAGAAGCTCAACAGCTCCGGCCTGTACGAAGCGGCCTAATCGACCGTAAGTCATAGCCTCGACGGGGGGTGGTTCTTCGGGACCACCCCCCCTTTCTTTGTTGCAACAGCCCGACCCTTGGACAGAACAGGATGCACTATGCAAACCGCCATCGCTGAAATCCTCCTCAACGGAAACATCAACAATACGGTCGTGAAGAAGATCACGGCGGCCGAAGTCCCGGTCCTGCGTTTCATCCACGGCAACGACGCCGTCGTGAACGCCAAGGCCGACGAGACCTTCAAGCGGACGAACGCCGAGGAAATCGAGCGCGTCAAGGCGTTCTATGGCGAGGAGACCTTCTCCAAGGTCTACCCCGGCTCCCTGCCGAAACTTCCGTCCACGCTCGCCGAGGTCGGCCTCTCCGAACCCGAAGTGGTCGAGGAGATCAAGCCCCTGAAGAAGGTCAACTGAGATGGCCCGAGGAACGTCGCTCTCCGCGCTGCGGGATATGCTCCGCGCTGAAATCGGCGCGTCTTCCAACGTGGCCATGGGCGTCAACACCCAGGACCAATACGACCACGTCCTGCGTCGCACGCAGGCCCGCCTGTGGGCCGACCATGACTGGTCGTTCGGTTTCATCGAACGCGACGAGCCACTCCTCAAGAACGAGCGCTATTATGCGTTCGACAACGACATCGACTACGACCGCATCAGCATGGCCAGCGTGAAGTGGGGCGACATCTGGCGGCCGATGCAGGCCGGCATCACGCCCGAGTTGTTCAACACCTTCGACTCCGACGCCGGCGAAACCAGCACTCCGGCCATGCGCTGGCAGCACTACGAAGGCAACCAGTTCGAGGTCTGGCCCGTGCCGTCCGAACACGGACAGACGCTTCGCTTCCGCGCCATCAAGAAACTTCCGCCCCTGCTGTCGCCCTCTGACACGGCGGTGCTCGACGACAACCTGATCGTGCTGTTCGCGGCCGCCGAGCTCCTCGGGCGGTCCAAGGCCGCCGACGCTCCCGCGAAGCTCTCCCAGGCCACCTCGCATTACAACAAGCTCAAGGGCAACTCCAACAAGGGCGACCGCTTCATCTTCGGCGGTGGCGTCGGCTCCGGCGAGACCTTCCGTAATATCGGCGGACGCTTCGTCCGCGACGACCGCTGATGCCCTACGTCGTCGTCGATAACTTCAGCGGCGGCCTCGACAGCAGGCGGCACGTCCTCAACTCCAAGACCGGCACGATGTCGGTCCTGAAGA